ATCGAAGAAATAAAACAAATGAAATTGCAAACATTTTAAACATGTATAAATAACAATGGCAACAGAACAAACAATTACAATTAGTGGAACTCCTACAGTGGTTTCTGGTGTCACTGTTCCTTATGCAAACACATCAGATTTAGAAGTATATATTGGTAAAGGTAAAATAGAATCAATAGAAATAGCTGATTCTGGAGCTGGTTATACTAATAGAGCTAGAAATGCAGCTGAAAAATTAATATTTTCTGGTGGAGGAGGTACTGCACCAAATTTATGGGTAACAATAGGTCAAGATACTAACAATAGTGGTAGAATAGATGGATCAATCTACGGAACTGATGGTACAGAAGATACACCTGCTGCTGCATTAGATAATACAAATTTAAACGTAGGATCAGATTATGTAACATCACCTAATGTATCTCTTACTAATTTAGATGGTGGTGAAGGTGGACAATTAACAGCTAGTATATACGCTAAGAAAACACCTGTTACACATTACACTTTATCTGGTACTAGTGGTAATACTACTATCACCTTTGAAACTGGATTACTAGCTGATGGAGATAAAGTACTAATCAAAAGAGCAACAGGTGTCAGTACAGCTGCTAATACATTCGCTGCTGGTAGTGCTATAACAGCTGAAGCACTGAATAAAAGCTTTGATCAGATAAGATATAAAGTAGAAGAATTACCTAATGTAACAAGTACTGCAGTTACTAATGGAGTTAAAGACGATATAGAAGTATCAGGTAGTAATTGGACTATAGTGAATGATGCAGTCACTAGTGCTAAAATAGCTGATGATGCTATTGATTCAGAACATTATAAAGCTGGATCTATAGATCTCGAACATATGTCTGCTAACTCAATAGATAGTGATCAATATGTAGACGGAAGTATAGATCTAGCTCACATGTCTGCTAACTCAGTTGACAGTGACCAATATGTAGACGGAAGTATTGATCTAGTTCATATGTCTGCTAACTCAGTTGACAGTGATCAATATGTAGATGGAAGTATAGACAATGTACATATAGCTAATAATGCTGTAACAGCTTCAAAAATAGATTTATCTATAGTTCAAGGAGATCTTATTTATGGTACAGGTACTGATACTTGGAATAGATTAGCTAAAGGTACAGCTGGACAACAGTTAAGAATTAACAATGGTGCAACAGCTCCTGAGTGGGCTGCATCTAATGTACAATCTAATGTATATGTTAAAGGATATGGTATAGCAAGTGGTGGTATAACAACTCCATCTGCAGGAGCATCGGTTTCAGGTAATCTAACAGCAGATACTGCTTATGATACTCCTATAACTGTAACTATAACTCCACAGATATCTTCTAGTTTCATACTATTAAGTTCGCATATGATGTATGAAGCATATGATCAGGCGGATCATGAAATTCATTTTAGAATTAAAGTTGAAGTTTTAAATAGTTCAGATGTTGTACAATCGACATCATATCTAAGTAATAACTATACTGGTTCTGCAATACATAATTCAGGTTCTACAGCTAATGGTGTAGCTTCATCAGGTTATGAAAATAAAGGTGCAAATCTAAATACAGGTATAGAAGGAAGTAATAGAATACCAGTACTAGTTATGGGAAGTACTGACTTTGATAATGTTAATAATGCTACAACTCCAGCTAGTTTGAATATTGCAGGTTTATTACATAATCCTGGTACTGTTGTCACGCCAAATAAACTTAAATATACTGTACAAGTAGTGCCTGGTGCCGCTTGTGTTGTATATATAAATAGATCAGTTACTGACTCTGATAGTCTTGATATGGAAAGAGGTGTTAGTTGGTTCACAGCACAAGAGACAATGGGCAGTATAACTGTCGATGTATAATTCACCTATATTAACAATTATTAATTATGGCATACGAATACAGAACATCCTTTACAGCTGCCGATAGAGCAGATCGTGAGGAAACAATAGTAGATGGAAGGTTTTCATCTGATGGTAGTCAGTACCTTGCAGATTCAGAGAAAATAAATTTAGGTACAGATAAAGACATAAAAATTTATCACCAAGAAAGCGACAG